TATCGCATATTGCAAGCTAGGCAATGAAATTAGGCATCTTGAAGGGATATGAAATTCTTTTCAATTAACCTATTGATCAACGTCCTGAGGGATAAATCATCATCTTCCCAGTAACACTTACTACAAAGCTCTTGCCAATCTTCCCATCCATCTAGTTGGGTTTGATCTATTTTTTGATGCCATAGGAACATCCCCACCATGAAATCACGATGCATTCCCCGGCTACGTTTGTGATGGGTTTGGATTAACCGCTTTAATGGAGCAGCGGTAGAACTTAACAAAGAAGTCGGTATCGGGGTCGCAAATATTAATTTCTTGTCTGGCTGTGGTGCAAAATGCCTATTAAAGTGGGGTGGTGTATTAAACACTACTGGCTTAGGGAACTCATTGATAACATCTGGATTTTCTAGCACCCTAGAAACTCCATCTCTAAACACTTTGGTTAACCCAATCGGGCTACCTTTGTTGCCCATCACACCACGCATCATATTTGCGGCATAGATGGGTACATAAAATGTTGTCCGCCATTGTGGTTCACCAATTCGATTCTTAGCAATCCTATCAATAGGACTAGGAAATAAATCGGTAGCAACTTCTAAAATACACCTAATGATTTTTGGCCTAGATAGAACAGGGTCGGCTGGGCTTTTCCTGGCCACGCTCACCGACAACTTTCCTAGCTCATCAATTCGATGAATGATAGAGGGAGGGATTTCCAGGTTAAGAATTTCTCCCCCTTCACTTGGCGGCTGTGAACGAAATAAAGGCATCCCTTCTGTTACCTTGGTTTCTAATTCATTCAGGGCAGATAAGAACTTTGGATGTGAACCAACCTCATGCCACTTCTCAGCCAATTGTTGAGCTACAGATATTCGATACAAATCAAGCCGATTAGTATCTTCTGAAACAGGCTCATCAAAAATACGATGGCCCATCTCATCCATCGCCTTTATCACTGAATATTTACTCGAATGACATGTTTCAGCGATCTGATCAACGGAGTGACCAGTTTGATACAAGTACCAATACTTATCACCAGCCTTTAATTGACGCTTTGAAGTTACTCGTTGGACAGCTTCATACGCTTCAGTGAAAGACTTATCAAAAATGTTGGCAATCTCAAATACAGTGCTACCGCCCTGAATCAATACCTTCACGTTTTGGTCGGTAAACTCTGCCATCCTCATGTTATCCATTTCAATGAATAGAGGCTATTATAGCAGATATGCTTAAATGGTCTCACCTGTTACCTTTAGAATCAGCGGTTGATGCCGACTTGAATGCCATTGATGAATATGGTATGGCTTTGTATCATCCTGAACATGGCTACAAGCCGAATGTTGGTGGCCAAGCCCTTTTCTGGAAAGAGATGGGTGGATTTTCTGAAGACAACCTTCAAGAACGCCCATTCCGAACGATGGCGTTACTGGGAGGGATTGGGTCAGGCAAAAGTTTTACTGGGGCTGTATGGGCCTGTGACAGGGCTATCAAGTATCCCAATGCTAGGGGATTGATAGCGGCTAACTCGTTCCCTCAGCTTGCCCAGGCTACGTTAGTGACTTTGGCTGAAGTTTGCCTTCGATTCAATGTACCCCTAGACCCTATTCGAGATACGCCAGAGGAAACAGCACTAGCTATCATCAATAGACGGCCATCCCATTGCTTCCTTGGCCCAGAACGAGCTTATGTTTATATTCTGTCTACATCATCCTTTGAAGGAAATCGACAGACTAGCCGTGGTTTGCAGGCTAGATGGGCATGGCTAGATGAAATGGCCTATGCCTCTGAAACAGCATTTAATACGATTGATGGTCGGATTGGCCGTGGACCAGGTAGAGAACTGGAAGGGTCAATCTGTGTGACTACAACTCCCCGTGGTTTCAACTGGCTTTACTATCGAATGGCTGACCCTGCTCGGTCGGATGAATGGAAGAAGACATTTTGGTATGTCAATTGTCCAACCAGTGAAAACATTGAAAATCTGGGAGAAGACTACGTTAATTCCTTGACAGGGAATTACAAAGGAGACATTGGAAAACAAGAACTAGAAGGACTGTTCCTTAATACGACCCTTGGGCTAGTCTATAAATGGTTTAGGCGTTCCTCTCATGCCTTGAATGGTGAAGATGCAACTGTTTTAAGCCATAATCCAGCCGAACGAATCCACATGTGTCTTGACTTCAACTATAGCCCTACCATTGCTGTACTATTCCATGTTAGGCAAAGTGAAGTGCATGTATTCAAGGAATTCTATCGACTAGATTCCGACCTATGGGAATTGATGGAAACAGTTTGCTCGTGGCTGAAGGATACAGATCATTGCGGGGAAGTATGGCTACACGGTGATGCAAGTGGCCGTTCCAGGTCGGCTACATCACGACTATCGGCATGGGATATTGTCACTCGAACTTTAAGTAGCACTCAGCTTAAAATAGAGTGCAAATTTCCTAAGTCAAATCCTCCTGTTACGAATCGGGTAGACTCGTTTAATTGGCTATGCCGTCAGGATCGGTTTTTTATTGATGCTGATAATGCCCCTCAGACATTAAGAGACCTGGAAACTGTAACATGGGATGGGACTGGCATCGGCAAAGATGACAGGCTACCTACTCACTGTTCCGATGCGTTAACCTATGGTACCCATTGGATGTTTCCGTTTGGTGGGTCCAATCGGATGTTAGAAGTTGGTCAAGAACGGTTTCCGGGTCTTACTTAATAAAAGGCGCTTACCATGGCAATTGAAATCATTAATCCGCCATCATTGTCAAATGGCACTACAGAACGAATTGGCAATGAGCGTCTACTAAAGGCACTTCAGTATCAGCACACAACTTATCGAAGAAGTCAGAAACGATGGGCCTTATTACGGTCAATCGCAGCAGGCGGTGAAGCGGCGGAGGCAATTAAGTATAGCTTAATTATTAACACTGATGGCCGGGGAGAAAAGGTAAAACGGGCCAGAGCTGATGCCGCAGCATTGGTTAACAAGATAGGGCCAATTGTGGCCCGATTTACAACTCAGCTATTTGTGGACTCTCCTAAAGTCGAAAGCTCCAAGCCAAATCAATCAACTTGGCTAACGCAATTCCTTAAAGAAGGGGCACGGTTAGAAGGTGATCCTGATCAACGTGCAGGATTCCAAGAATTCCTAACCAATGCCATGTTTATGGCCCTAACTGAAGGGGCTGCTATTGCTCAAGTCGATACTCAAACGTCAGTTGGTTCATTGAATCTCGCTGGTCAAATCCAGACAGGCGAATTACAACCCTATGTTGTTCTATTGAATAGGGATAGCTTATGGGATTGGGATAGTGATGAGAATGGCTTACGAATGGCTAAGCTGCATTCTTTCAAGACTTACCGGGACAGATGGGATCAACCGCCCATGCCGGAACATATCTTCACCATCTATGAAAAAGATGAGATGGGTCGGGTTTTAGCTAGCCAGTATCGAGTAAGACGGTTAAAGGAAAGGCCAGATGAGGAAATCAATCCCATCCCCTTTCTCAATTTTGTTGACCCTAAACGAGCTAGCATTGAATTCACTAGACTATCAAATGGCCAGCCCTTTGATCGACTAGAAGTTTTCAACCGACAAGGAGAATATTCATTTCCTCTAATCATCCTTAATTTACCTGGTTTCCTTTGCATAGGAGATCAATTGCTTGAATTACAAAAAGAACACTTCAACAATCGTTCTTCTCAAAACTGGGCAATGTGGCGGGCCAATTGGGCGATGCCATTCATTAGAGGGGGTGATAGTGACCCTTTCAAAAATCCTGCCACTCAAGCAGGGGATGGTTATTATCTATGGTTTCCTGGTGATTCTGATTACCAGGTCGGTCAGCTAGGCGTTAATTCACCAGCGGTTGATGCGGCAGCTAGGAAAGAGACTGCTATTAGTCAAGATATTTACGAAACATTACAGCAAATGGCTTATTTAGCCAGTCAAACGTCAGCCGCCCTATCTCGTTCAGAGGAAAGCCGAATTAAAGACAAGGAACTAGAACTTATTCTGCTATCCCGCCATGGCGAAATATTAAAAAAATTTGCTTCAGATATTATTAAAGCTGCATCGATAGCGGCCAACGATAATGCTGAATTCGAGGTGGATGGATTTGCCAAATTCCAAACCAATGGTTTGTTAACCTACTTGCCAGCATTTCAAGGGCTAATGGGAATCAACGGCATCCCATCAGAAGAATTTAAGCGGCTATGTCTAAAGTCGCTAGCCCGATTAACAGGTACTACTCTTGACTGGACTGATGAAGAAATTCAGTTAATTGTAGAAGACATAGATAAAATCCCGAAAAAAGAAGTTATGAAGACATTGGCTATACCAGAACCACCGGCTATGCCTGGTCAAGAAGAAAGCACACCAGAACAAGGAGAAATGCAATAATATATTATTGTCGCAATTTGCGATAAGTTTTATTATTGAAGTGTCCGTTTCACGGAATGCCGAAAGGAAGCTGAATCCATCCATGACGCCGAAAGGATGCAGTGATGCCCCTCGAACAATCAGATATTCAGGAAATTCAGACCATTATTAGTCAGCAGATTGGTGACGCATTGACCTCTTTCCTAAAGGAGTCGGTAGCGCCTATGGTTAGTGGGGCAACCAAACGAGCCCTATCAGAAGCGCCCCAGCTTACGGAGGCTCAATTACGAGACCAGTTAGAAGAATTCAAGTCTTCCATCGCTCAAAATTATACCGACCCATCATCTCTGGTCAACAATGCGGTGTCAATGGTGTTAGAACAATTAGCGGCCATGCCGGATGAGGATGAAGATAAACCTTCTAGCAAAAAGTCAAATCCCATCGACATTGAATCTTTGACAGAGAATATCAAACAAGATTTGATGCGTCAATTTGAGGAAAACAAATTAGCACCCCTCACTCAAAAACTAACTGCTTACGAGCAAGAGCTAGAGAAGGAGCGACAAGCAAGGGCGAATGCTGAAAAAGCTACGACGATTGCTAGTCGAAACCAACGATTTATGGATGCCCTAATCAAATCTGGGCAGATTGAACCTGCCGCTGCTGAACTAGCCCTTGATACAGCATTAAAGAAGGGGTACATTTCCCCAACTGAAGATGAGGCTGGTTTCATCGTCAAGGAAATGGATCGTTTTGGCATCGAAGAACTTAAAGTCCCAGCGGTCGATAAAATTGAAGACATTCTAGCTAAACCTGAACTTCAGTATTTCCGGCCAGCTAGGCAAGGGACTGGAACAGGGGCAACACCAGGCGTTAGGACAAATACCGGCATTGGTCCCAATCTTCAAATATTGCCTAGCACCAACCCTGACGAGGTATCGGCTGAAGACTTGTTAAGGGCCTACGAGTCAGGA